TCTAAGATCAAAATACCGAAACCAAGAATTCCCAATCGCACCATACGCACTATTGAGTGAAATCTTTTTGGCCATTTGGATGTTCTCATACCTTGAGATATCCTTGAGATACTTTTTGTCCTTAGTGTCCTCAAATTTCTGTTTAGATTCCAACAGAAGTTTTTTGTACTTAACTCTGTCATTGTAGATAGTCTCCATTAGTTCTGGAAGAAACCCTTTTTTATCCTTACTGAAAAATGCACCGTTAGGAGCCATGCAATATTTTGTGTTATTGGTGACACTACCTTTTAGAATTTTATCCACCATCTTCTCTGGTGCCTTCTCATCAGAAGGAATAAGAGTCTCTGGTGAAATATTATACTGCATAATCAAATGAGGATATAGACTATTTAGATCAAAAGACATGACCCATTTGTGCATACCTACTTGTGGGTCTTTTACATATGCACCTTCAAACTGTGCAGCTTTATCATGTGGCATTTTTTGTGGTATAACAATATTATGTTCTTTGAGATAGTTGTATATGAGAACATCCCAATATCTAACTGTACCAAGAACATCCATATAATTAACTTTTGCATCATAAGCCATGGTAAGACAAAGTTCAATCAACTTCATCTTATCCTCTAGCTTATCAACAATCTCAACGTCTTGTATGTTATATTCGATAAACGATTGATAATCTTTCTGATACCAATCTCTGAAAGTTTCATAGGGATTACCAGCTTTCTTTTCACCCAACTCAACAAATGCAATATGATCTAAACGATAAGACTCTTGTGCAGTATATGTAAATTTCTGGTACAGGTCAAAGTAGTCAAGTCCAGCAACACCTTGTATCGCATACACTTGATGATTTCTACCCATTTTGTAAATGTCTTTGGAATAGACAACACCCCAAGGTGACAGACGTTTGATTTCATCCTCACCAAACAAATGAGTGATTCGATTGCAGAGATATGGTATATCAAAGAACTCTGTATTCCAGCCTGTGATGATATCTGGTTGATGTTTCTCCCAAAATATAAGAAACTCTTTTAACAGATGTATTTCACTTTCACAGTGAATATACGTAACATCATCACGGTCATTTTGAAACTCATGAAGTCCAAACACCACAATCTTTTTGTTTTGGTGATTCTTAATCGTAATTGACAGCATTGGTTCCTCTGCTAGTTTTGCAGAAGGAAATCCATTCTCACACTCAACTTCGATATCAATTGTAACAATGAGTATCTTGTCTAAATCCCAATCGACTTGACCCTCATACGTATCAGAGATATAGTTATATGCGTATTGAGTATTACCATAAACTTGACCTGGCTGACTCTCATATAAATCAACCCAATCTTTAGCCTCTTTCATTGTGGCCAAGTTTTTTGGTCTAACTGATTTACCCTCTAGGGTTTTGTATCCAGTTTCATAATCAACAGGATAAAATAGAGTGGGTTGATATCGAATCTTAAAGTTTTGTCGTTCACCGTTTACGACAGCACGAACATGGAGATTGTTTCCACGTTGAAGGACATTTGTATAAAAATTCATGTACAGACTATAACACTCTTTAGGTTATTTGTCAAGGACTATTTTAGTGGTTATGATATATTTACGTTGAGGGTTTACCATTACATTCATTACTTTCATAATATCTCGATTCAATAAAACATCAGTTGACATATCTTCACGATTATCTAAACCAAATTGAACTTTACCAAAATTTGTTCCGGCATATTCAAACTCAAGTTCTACTATTGGACGATCATCATCACCAATACCACTAGTTGCTTTGTATTTACCAACAAAGGTTGTTGTGATTGTTTTGTTGTTTGTTGTAAAAGTAACTTTCTTTCCATTTATTTTTACATCTTCTGCATGGAGAACACACATGGCTGAGTTACCAGTATCAAACTTGGCAATTATTTCTCCAAATGGATTGATTGTTACAACTTCTTCATATCCACACTCTGTAGGAACGGTATATCTAATTTTTGGATTTTGAAAATATTCAATAACATCTTTAACAATATTTTTACTATTTACTTTCTCAATATTTTCTGTGCCTGGACTACTGTTTACTTCTAAAACATATGGTGGTTTATTTTCTGGATCATTAGATGGTATAAAATCAACAGCAGTAAAAATACCACCAACAGCCTTTGCAGCACGAATACTATGCTCTTCCTCTAAAGTAGTTAAATTATATTTTTTAACTTTAGCACCTAAAGATGCGTTACTTCTAAAATCACCCTCTACTACATCTCTTTGCATTGTGGCAATAACCTTGCCTCCTAGAACTAAAACACGAACATCAAAATCAGTTTTAATATATTCTTGAATTAATATATCTGTTTGTGAATCTTGTTTATACAAAAGTTGTACTAGAGATATTAAAGACCTTTCTGATTCGACAAATAGAACACCTACACCTTTTGCTCCTCTTAGTGTTTTGAGTATAATTGGAAATTTTGTGTCCAAATCATTAAAAGATTTTTCTATCGAATCTTTAGTGGGAACCAGAACAGTTTTAGGTTGTGTGAGTCCAAAATCTTTTAATCTTAAATAGGTTCGATATTTATCAGAAGCAACCTCTAAACACTCTCTACTATTTACCACACAATATCCCGCACGTTGAAGTTGAGATATTAAATTTAAATGACTATCTCTTTCAGTAGTTCCACGAACAAAAATTATAGTATCACTAGGATGTATTTTAAATCCTTTATCATCATCACCTCTATGAATAGTTCTTTGACCATTTTCAAAACTAGTGTATGCTCCATCCATAAGAACTGTATAAGATGGATAGTTAATCTCTTTTGCCTCTGCTTCAATTCTTTTAGTTGTAATACCTTTTTCATCAGAGTTAGCTGATATAACAACAACTTTATATTTTTCGTCTTTTTGTTCAGTGATAAAAGATTTAAAGTTTTCCATTATAGTTCTACCATTGGTGCAATCTCTACTGCTATCATGACTCCAACTTCATGATCAGAGGGAAAGTGCCATCCTGCTTTTACTCGACCTTGACCACACTCCTCAGCTGCGGCTATCAATCCTTTCTTATGTTGTGGATACTTACGAATATAATATTCTGCAACCAAACGAGATTGTACGGTGTGACCACTTGGATAAGATGGTGTTTGCATAGTGTCAGATGGAAAATCCATGTGATTAATATCTATATCCAATTCTTTTGCTAACTGGAATGGTCTTATTCTTTGAAATTTGTTCTTGTAAAATCTGCTAACACCCGCACCTGTTTCAACTATTTTTGATATATCTTCACTATTGTAATCTAAATCATTTTCTTCAAGATAATCTCTAATAGCATAGGTTGCAACCATATCATGCTCTTTGATACTGTTAATATCTTTTTGTGACCTATTATCCCCTAATGCTTTTATCATTGACAGTTCTAATCGAGCTTCTGGACTACTATTTCTTGGAGGTTCAGGCACAGAAATATTCTTCCAATCCTTACCTTTAAGAAGAGGAACTGGCTTTTCTTCCACCTTATCATACTTCAAAGAGTCTATATCTTTTTGTTCGACAAAATGACTTGTAAACCTTTTCATTAAACCTCTTTCTTTTTACCTATGTTGTACTTTGTACAAAGTTCCCAATCATCTTTTTCACGAAAACTTAAAACTTTAATCTGACTTAAAGGAGCAACATTTGATGAGTCTCCCATAATAGAAATTAAGCCCCAATCTTTTAACAAATTAGAAATAGTGTTTCTGCGTGCAATATCATTTTCAGTCAAATTAGTTTGCTTACCATCCAAAGCAAATAACTCTTTGAAATGTACTATGTAGTATTTTCCTTGTTTATGAAGAATGTGGCAAGATTGATATAATTTTCTTTCTTTACGTGATGCAACACCCATTCGTGAAAGTGTCTCTCTTACTTTGAGAAAATCATCTGGTTCATTTAAACCAACTTCCAGCATCTGCTCCTGTGTCCAATTAACTTCTTCCATTTTTTCCACCTTTATTTAATTTTTGTTTTATGGTGGCGATTTGTTCATCATTCAATATGTTTAGAGCGTTCCTTGCTTTTTCGTTATTGTATCCATAAAACTCTTTAACATACTCTAGATTCTCTAATTTATTCGCCTTCAACCAAGGAGTAAATCTTTTCCTTGGACGTATACTATTTATTAAAAAATCAAATTGGAGTTTTTTGTCTACATTTGGTGTACAGTTAATCTCATTAACCAACATTATGGTATCTTGAAAGCCAGATAGGCACTTATTTACGATGAAAGGTGGATATTTTCTTTCCCATTCTTCATCCTCTGTATCCATCAATCTTTCTTTGGTATGGTTTATTGCATTAAGATAGTCTTTCAACTCATACATTAATCTCTAAACCCTTCACCCTTACAAAAGTGATGTAGACGATGTTGAAATACTACCCAACACAATTCAAAAAAACTATCTGCTGTATAGGTTCCGCTCTTTACTTTTAATTCATACATGACTTATGGCCCGTGACATTTGAATACTACACAAGTTCTGAGCTCATAACACTCTCTTGAAACCGACATAGCTTTATGTGGTAGATGGGCAGTAAATACTACTAAACGGTTTCCCACATACTCTACTAGTTGACCGTCTATCAATGTTCCACCATTCCATTCTTGTTTCCAATCTAATCGTGGATAAAAAATTATGGTGAATTCACCCTCATCTTTATGTAAGTGTGGTTCTACACCATGAGTGTGAGCGTTACAATAAACTCTTCCGTAAAATAGTTCTTTACCAATTTTGTTCTTTGCAGACTCAAACAAAAGATGAGCCCAATCAAAACCACTTTCATCACACTCTTTTTTATTATGTCCACAAAAAACGTGCCAGTGTTTGTTTGGTTGGCCCTTTTGAGATTTATAATCAAATTTCCAAGATAGATTTTTTACATAGTCATCTATCAGAATAGCAGTGTGATCCTCTAAGACATTATCAATAACTTCAATCATTTAAATTTAACCTTTGCCATTATTTCTGTGAGACATGCCAAGGTGTTGATTTCTTGATCGGCCGCAAATGCTCCTCTATACTGATATTCAGATAGTATACAGACAGCATGAGGTATAGTACTATGATCAAGGAAAGTATACAGGCTATCGTAAATACTCCGATAAAGGCGTACAGCATCCATGTCAAGATTATTAACAACCCATCTGCGAACATTAGTAAACTCCTTTTCTTTCATGAACTTCATCAGTTCCTTAATATTTATCTCTGCCATATCAACTAGGATACCAGCATCAATACGACCAGAAATAGAATACCTTTGCAGTTCGTTTAGTATACGCCTCCAATCTGGAAAGTGTCGTTGAATTACCTCAATAAGAACTTTCTTGTCATACTCCACATTTTCGTTTTCAAGAATACCAACAACACGCTTCATAAACTCTGTAGCAAGTTGTGGTTTCTCAGATTTTGGAATTGTAAAGTCAATCACACTACAACGAGAGTGTAGTGGTTCAATCAATCTATTCTTGTAATTACAAGTTAGAATAAAACCACAGTTCTTATGAAACTCTTCCATGAACCCACGCAAGGCTGGTTGAGTTGATTGTGGATTTAAATAATCTGCCTCATCAAGAATCAGATACTTTCTACCACCCTCAAGAGATACCGTAGATGCAAAGTTTTTAATCTTAGTTCTAAGAACATCAATACCAGATTCCTCAGAACCATTTATCATCATATACGTTGCACCGATTTCATCTAGTACAGCCTTTGCGATAGTTGTCTTACCAACGCCTGGGCCACCAGATAAAATTATATTTGGTATGTTACCAGATTCTACAAACTCTTTAAAAGTACCTTTCAGAGATTGTGGAAGAATACAATCATCAACAGTTTTAGGACGATA